GTTCTTGACAACCGTTGCCAGCCAGTTGCGTTGTTTCGCCGTCGTCGTGTTATCCAGATCTTTGAGATCTTTTTTGAGCAGGTTTGCAATAACCTGCAGCGCATTGGCGACGGTGTCGACGTTTGGTTTTTTGGTGCGCGTGCCCGATTTTTTGCCCGCTTCCAAATTCTTTTCCGCAACCGTTACAGCATCGCGTAATTGTTTAAGCGGCACATTCTTTTGCGCTTGAACATACTTTTTAGTTTTGCCGCGAAACTTGCCCGTCTTCATTTTGGCAGCGCTGCCGATGGTTGGATCATTGGCAAAGGCCAGCGCATCCGCGCCGTGCTTAGCAATAAACGCGTCCTCTTTTATCGCAACGAACGCGGGCTTGTGCGCATTGGTTACGGTGCCAGATGGCGCGGTTGCATACTTGTAATTACCGTATGTTTCCGCAACCATGTCGCGCCATGCGAGGGCAAGCTTGTCTTTGTCCAGCGCTGCCTTGACCGCTTTATCAATGGCCTTGTGCGCGGCAAGCGCTGCAGCCTGCATATTAGAACGTTGCGCGTCGGTTGCGATGGCGTCTGTTGTGTTTGCTTTCTTAGTCATGGTGTACCCTTTCAAGGTAAGTGTTAATCGATCCCGCGGCGTGTTGCCCCGTCCGATGTGATGGTTATAGCATATATGTACCGGTGTGTATCAGGATGTTAGCAGTTAGTAAGCTTACTAACTCAATATCGCTAATTAGCAGGCATACCCGCCCCCTACCCCCAACGCTCACATATGGGACTCCGCACTACTCTATAAATACTATTCTACACGAATAATCCCCATTTTTTCAAAATCCAGACCCCCACCCCCTCCTCACAGGGATACCCCCCACCCCAAAAAGTAAGGTTCCTTGATAAAAAATTTTTTTTCTATATAATCGACAAAATCGGCCAACAACCTGCGAAAATCTATGTCTCTGCACCTAGAACCTGATGTAAGCATCCCTATAGACGAGCTACCCGACGTGGTAGACCTGACGGTAAGGGCATCTGCCGCTGCCGAGACTGCAAAGCTCCTCTCTCACCATGGACTAGATATAGATGTAGACAGTAATGATAAAGATGTTGCGGCTGCATTAGCTACTTCTTACGCAGAAGACCCAGAAGGTACGTCTAAACAGGCTACGGCGTCACGGGTATCAAAGCTCACACCTGCAACTTTGCTGCTGACAGACAAGATTTTGAAAGATTTTGGTCATTCTGTAGTCGAATCTTCGGTTCAGTTACGCCATTTGGTTACGAATAAACTTATAGAAGAGTCAGACAACCCTGATGCACGCATAAGGATACGTGCGTTGGAGCTGTTGGGCAAAATTTCGGACGTTGGGCTGTTTGCGGAGAAGTCTGAGGTCACTATTACGCACCAAACTACCGATGATATTAAGGAAAAGCTGCGTACTAAGCTTACAAAGCTCATAAATCCCGAGCCAGACGTGGAAGATGCGGTGGTGTTAGAGGGTCAGGCCGTTGATATAGACGAAGAGTTCGGGTTCGACGACGATGAATAAGCCGTTGGACTTCACGGACGAAGAGATTGAGCTGATGTTGGCTAATCTGGACTCGTTTAGTGTTGATGAGGTGGCCGAGATCGATAAAATGGTCGATGAGCTGCATAATCGGACAGCAAACAAGTCTGCACATGACGATCTGATAGAGTTTTGCAAGCTGATGATGCCTGATTTTATAGTTGGTAAGCATCACCGCATACTGGCTAATATGCTCATGGGTATTGAGAAGGGTGATAAAGACCGTGTTTGCGTGAATATACCCCCTAGACACGGTAAATCACAGCTTGTTTCTATTTTTTATCCGGCTTGGTTTTTGGGGCGAAATCCCACTAAAAAGGTTATGATGGTGTCACACACCACAGATTTGGCGGTGGATTTCGGTCGTAAAGTGCGTAACCTGATCGCTACAGATCAGTATCGTTCTATATTTCCTACCACATCGCTCGCTCAGGATAGTAAGTCGGCTGGACGGTGGAACACCAACGTAGGAGGCGAATATTATGCGTGCGGTATTGGGTCTGCTCTTGCTGGGCGGGGTGCTGACCTCCTCTTGGTTGATGATCCCCACTCTGAACAAGATGTTATCAACGGGAACTTCGAGGTGTTCGAGAAAGCCTACGAGTGGTTCACATTCGGTGCGCGAACACGTCTAATGCCCGGTGGACGGGTGGCTATAATCCAGACACGGTGGCACATGGATGACCTGACGGGTCGTGTTGTGCGTGACATGGCGCAGAACGAACGCTCAGACCAGTATGAGGTGGTAGAGTTCCCAGCCATACTAGATGTTATGAATAAAAAAACGAAGAAAGAGGTGCAGAAGCCCCTGTGGCCTGAGTTCTTTGACTTAGACGCCCTGTTACGGACTAAGGCGTCGATGCCTACGTTCCAGTGGAATGCGCAGTATCAGCAGCAGCCTACCGCGGAAGAAGCCGCTATCGTCAAGCGTGAGTGGTGGCAGGAGTGGACTGAGGAAAACCCGCCTCCGTGTGAGTACATTATAATGTCGCTCGACGCAGCCGCAGAGAAGCATAATCGTGCAGACTACACAGCACTCACCACGTGGGGAGTGTTCCTGAACGAGCACACAAACAACTACAATATTATATTGTTAAACAGCATAAAGCGCCGTATGGAGTTCCCAGAGCTTAAAGAGCTTGCCATGGATGAGTATAGGGATTGGGAGCCTGATTCGTTCATTGTGGAGAAGAAAAGCTCTGGTGTGGCCTTATATCAAGAGATGCGGCGTATGGGCTTGCCGATATCGGAGTACACCCCACATAGGGGGTCGGGGGATAAAACAGCGCGTTTGAACTCCGTAGCGGACATAATAGCGTCCGAACTTGTATGGGTGCCACAGACACGGTGGGCAGAAGAAGTTGTAGAAGAGATTGCAGGATTCCCGTTTATGAGTAATGATGACCTCGTGGACTCGACGGTTATGGCTCTGATGCGTTTTAGGCAAGGTGGGTTTATCCGGTTACCCACTGATGAACCGGAAGAACCGCAGTATTGGAGACAACGCAGCGGTGGATATTATTAAGAGGGTTAGAAATGGCTATTGAAAAAGGACTGTATTCCGCCCCACTCGGGATGGACGAGGACATCACCGACATGGAAGAGATGGAAGTTCCTGATCTGGAGATAGAGATTATAGATCCAGAGGCTGTAACCCTATCCGATGGGGGTATGGAGATAACCATAATTCCCGGCAATGAGATGGACTTTACTGAGTTCGGTATGAACTTAGCTGAAGTTCTGGACGAGGGGCACCTTAACAGCCTGTCTGACGACCTCATGGGGCAGGTACAGTCTGATATAGATAGCCGCAAAGATTGGGCGGATACGTTTGTCAAGGGTCTGGATGTGCTGGGCTTCAAGTATGAGGAACGCACAGACCCATGGGAAGGCGCATGCGGCGTGTTCTCTACCGTGTTGGCGGAGGCCGCGATACGGTTCCAAGCAGAAACAATGAGCGAAACATTCCCTGCTGCAGGGCCAGTAAAGACCAAGATTCTTGGTGAAGAGACCAAGGAGAAGGAAGAAGCCTCCGCACGCGTTAAGGCGGATATGAACTATGAGCTTACGGAGCGTATGGTAGAGTACCGCCCTGAGCATGAACGCATGTTATATAGTCTTGGACTGGCTGGATCGGCGTTTAAAAAGGTGTATTTTGATCCAAATATAGGTCGTCAGGCCGCTGTATATATCTCCGCAGAAGACGTAATTGTGCCTTACGGCGCGTCAAATATCGAGTCTGCAGAGCGTGTTACGCACATTATGCGTAAGACAAAGAACGATTTGAAGAAGCTGCAGGCTGGTGGGTTCTACAGAGATGTTGACCTTGGTGACCCCGAACCGTTTCACACTGATATAGAAGAGAAGAAAGCTGAAGATGGTGGGTATTCTCTAACCAATGATGACCGCTACGCTATCTATGAGATCCACGCTGACCTCGTTATTGAGGGTGTCGATGACGACGATGGGATTGCTCGTCCATACGTTGTCACCATTGAGCGTGGAAGTGGCGAAGTGCTGGCGGTTCGTAGGAATTACGAAGAGGGAGACCCCCTTACTCTCAAGCGTCAGCACTTCGTTCACTACGTGTATGTACCGGGATTTGGGTTCTATGGCCTTGGTCTGATTCATATTATTGGCGGTTACGCTAAAGCAGGAACTTCCTTGATACGTCAGCTTGTCGATGCAGGCACTCTATCGAATCTCCCCGGTGGATTGAAGTCACGCGGGTTACGTATCAAGGGAGACGATACTCCGATAGAACCGGGTGAGTTTAAGGATGTGGATGTGCCGTCTGGTAGTATCCGTGATAACATCATGCCTCTCCCGTACAAGGAACCTAGTCAAACTCTTCTCGCCCTTTTGAACCAGATTACGACTGAAGGTCGCAGATTGGGTGCGATTAGTGACATGAACATCTCGGATATGTCGGCTAACGCCCCCGTTGGGACTACATTGGCCCTGTTAGAGCGTACTCTGAAGCCTATGGCTGCGGTACAAGCGCGTGTACACTATGCGATGAAGCAGGAGTTTAAGCTCCTCAAGGCCATCATGGCTGAATATGCACCTGCAGAGTACACATACGTGCCTGTGAGAGGCGAAGTGAGCGCCAAGCAGTCAGACTATATGCTGGTCGATGTGATCCCTGTGAGCGACCCTAACAGCTCTACGATGGCACAGCGGGTGGTACAGTACCAAGCTGTCCTCCAGATGTCACAGCAGGCACCACAAATATACAACTTGCCGCAGCTACATAGGCAGATGATAGAAGTGTTAGGCGTGAAGAACGCAGACAAGCTGGTGCCTACGAAGGACGATGCGAAGCCTACAGATCCAATCAGCGAGAACATGGATGCACTGATGGGCAAGCCGATGAAAGCGTTTATCTACCAAGACCACGACGCGCATATGACGACCCACAGATCGTTCATGCAAGACCCGATGGTGGCACAGATGATCGGGCAAAACCCACAGGCAAAACAGATTATGGCGTCTCTGCAGGCCCATATTGCCGAACACCTCGGGTTCTCTTACCGCCAAAAGATCGAAGAGAAGCTAGGCGCACCACTACCCGCTCCAAACGAGGAGCTGCCAGAAGATATGGAAGTACAACTGTCACGTCTGGTTGCGGACGCAGGCAAGCAGCTTACACAGGCAAACCAGCAGCAAGCAGCGCAGCAGAAGGCTCAACAACAGCAGCAAGACCCAATCATACAGATGAAGCAGGCAGAACTGCAGGTCAAACAGCAAGAGCAGCAGCGTAAAGCCGCAAACGATCAGGCTGACGCGCAAATTAAGCAAGCAGAAGTACAGCTCAAAGCCCAAAAAATGATGATCGACGCTAAAATTGCGTCAGAGCAGATCAACGTGGACAAGGCTGAGTTAGCGATTGACGCCAAGCGTCAAGGTGTGCGGGACATGACCGCTAAACGTGTTGAGGAGAACAAGGTTGACCTTGAGCTGGCTCGCATGATGCAGAACGCACAGAACCAAAAACCTAAGAAGGAGTCATAACACATCATGGCTAAAACCGTCTTTGACGTGCTGAAAAATAAAATCGACGAGGACATCTCGTCTGCACAGAGTTTCCTATCCGCGGGGTCACCTAAAGATTACGCGAATTATAGGGAGGTTGTTGGCTTAATTCGGGGTCTCGAAGCCAGCAAATC